ACGCTGACGATGACTTACGACGGGAACAACAACCTGATCACAGTTACGCGGAGTTGAGCAATGGCATTCAAGCTCAACCCGTTTACCAGCCAGCTTGATACCGTCCGCAATCAAATGTTGTGGGGGTCGTTTTACGACACCACTGATCAAATCGCAGCAGTCGCTAACACTGACTACGTTCTTGGCATCAATTCAACTGATCCCGAGAGTCGTGGGGTAAGCATTGTTTCCGGTTCTCGGATTACGTTTTCTAGGGCTGGCGTTTACAGCATCACCTATTCGATCCAGTTCGCAAACTCAGATAGTCAGATTCACGACATCAACGTTTGGTTGCGTAAAAACGACAGCGGCGCCAGTGGCGATGTTGCCGCATCTGATAGCAAGTTCAGCATTATCTCCAGTCATGGCGGCATTGATGGTCACGTTATTGGTTGTGTAAATTACGTCCTAAAACTTGCTGCTAGCGATTATTTGGAGTTGGTCTGGTCAACAACTAATGTTGCCGCAAAGATTGAATCACTGCCGTCTTCCCTTTCTGGTCCGGCACATCCTTCTGTACCCGGCATTATCCTTACAGCAGTGCAGGTTGCCTGATGGCATTAGCAGGACCGCTACGGAAGGTTGCCAGCAAGCTGATGGCAAAATTTGGCGGTGTTGCCACTATCCGCCATGTAACGCCTGGCGTCTATAACCCAACGACTGGCACCATCAGCGAAGTCGAAACCGACACCGTAGTGCGTGGCGTGCTGGAAGATGTCAACCTGCGCGAGGTGAATGACCTAATCCAAGCTGGCGACAAGCGGTTGTTAATTGCTGCTGCTGATGTCGCTACCGCTCCAACCACTACTGACCGCGTGGTTATTGGCGGCGTGCTGCATCAGGTGATCCGCGTCACTACGATTGAGCAGGACAACACAGCGATCACCTACGAGTTGATCCTGAGGGCATAATGACACGCCGCATTAATCTATCCGACATCGGCAACTACTCCACTGAGAAGTACGAGCAGCTACTGCGTGCAGTAGTGCTGGAAACAGATAGCAGGTTGAAGTATGCCAGCCCAGTTGATACTGGACGTTTGCGCCTTTCGTGGGCCATCAGCGAGCAAGGCACGCCCGGTTACGATCCTGGTCCGCAAAACAGCGTTGCAGGCATTGCGCCACCACGGCGGCTTGATTATCAAGTTGAGCGTGCGGGCAACGTTTACCACATCCACAACAACCTGCCCTACACCGAGCCTGTCCTATACGGCAACAATCTGCCAGCATCATGGCAGGGGCAGTGGCGGTCTAAAAACAATCAGATTACCAAAGGCTACCCCGACGTGATCGCCCGCGAAATGACCAACTGGGCGCAGCAGCAAGCTAGCCGTATTGCGAGGCAAGACTGATGGCAGCCGTCAACCTAAACACCGTCCGCGCCACTATTGAAGGGCGACTGGCAACTGAGCTAACGCAAGCGCCAGTGCTGCCGGTGGTTTTTCACAATCAGCCCTACACGCCAACGCCCGGTAGCTCATGGGTGCAATGCCTTGTCAGCTTTGGCAACAACAACTACCTGACTATGGGCGGCACTGCCGGCAGCAGCAATAGCGTAATCGGCATAGTGCTGGTCAATATCTTTACCGCTAAGGGTATTGGCCCTGGCGCTAACTACACGATCGGCAAACGCATTCGCGACCTATACAATAGGGTCATAGTGAGCGGCGTTCATTTTGACCCGCCAACTGGCCCAGAGGTGGTGGCTGCGCCAGCTCCTGAGGGTTACTTCCAAACTCAGGTCAGAATGACCTTTGAAACCTTCGAGGATCTTTAGCCATGGCTTTTTACCGAGGGCAACAAGGCAGCGTCAAGTTTGACGACGGCGGCGCTACTGGCGTTGCAATCGCCAGCACTCGTTCTTGGTCGCTAACCGTTGAAAAGGAATCGCTTGACACTACTTCGCTAGGCGCTACCTATCGAGCAAACGTCGGTGGTCTGATCAGCGGCAGTGGCACCGTAGAGCTGCTTTACACCGCAAGTAGCGCCGATGAAACTAACACCTTCATCGAATACGTCAATACCGCCAACGATGAAGGCGCTGCTCTGTTTGAGCTGTTTCTTGACACGACCGGCACCAAGAAGATTAGCTTCGATGGCGTCATCACATCGGCTGAATACTCGGCTACTGTTGGCGAGATCGAGGTGATCACGATTAACTTCGTGACAAACGGCACCATCACGATGGACATCTGATCATGGCTTTCTATCGCGGACAACAAGGCACGGTCTTCTTTGATAAGGCTGGCAGTGGTGGTCTTTCCGAGATCGCGGCAGTGCGGTCTTGGAGTATGACCGTTGAAAAGGAGTCATATGACGCAACCTCGCATGGCGCTACCTATCGCGCTAATGTCGGCGGCTTAATCAGCGGCTCTGGCACCATTGAGGTGATGTATGACGCCCCTGGATCCGGCGACAAGCTGGATCTCATCAAGGACGTTAATCAAGCCACAGATGAGGCTGATGCAGCAGTTGAGCTGTACCTTGATGAAACTGGCGGCAAAAAGATCACGGGCACCATTGTGGTGACGAGCACTGAATACGGTGCTACCGTTGGCGAGATCGAGATTGTGACGATTAACTTCGTCTCAAGCGGTACTCTCACACTTAGCATCTAATGCCTGCCAACGCACAGCGCCCGGTTGATCTGCTCACGGGCGCTTTTGATCTGAACCAGCGCCGTAAATTCAGCGTCACCACTGACGCTGGCGATGCGGTGCTGGATCTTTATTTCAAGCCCATTACCCGCGCTGATCGCAAAAAGGCAACTACACTTGCCGGTTCCGATGAAGCGCTAGAGATCAGCACGCAGATGCTGTGCCAGATGGCAGAGCTTGAAAATGGCACCAAGGCATTTGCCGCTGCTGATGCTGCCAAACTGCAACGCGAGCTGCCAGAGCGTGTACTGAACGAACTGGAGCTGTTCCTGTTTGGCCTTGGTGGCGAAGCCAGCATCGAAGAAGCAAAAAAAGACTAGAGGGAGACTCTTGGTTATTCTTTGAGTTCTTCCTAGCTACAGAACTTGGCATGACGGTTAGCCGGTTGCGCACTGAGCTAACCGATGCTGAGTTTGTGCATTTTGCTGCCTACTATGAAGTAAAAGGCAAACGCGAGAAAGAAGCAATGGATCGCGCTAAGTTACAACGGTAGACTGGTTGCATAGGGAGGTGCTGCCGTGGCTGTTGCTGTTGTCGATATTAGAGTTGACAGCTCGGCAGCCGTCAACAATTTAAGGCGACTTGATCAAGCATCAAAAAACAGTCAAAATGCGCTTGACGGTTTAGCGCGCAAAGCCGCCGGACTTGGCGCAGCGCTTGTTGGTGGATTTGCTATTGATCGCGTCATTCGTGACGTAACAGAGCTAGATAGGAATATTCGACGATTAGGCACTGTTGGCGTTGATGTAGCAAAAATTAGCCCTGCCTTGTCTAGGCTTAGCAGTGAGCTAGGTGGCGTTGCCAACAAGGCCGATTTGGCGGCAGCATCATATCAGGCGGCATCTGCCGGTTTTAGCGACACCGCAGGAAACATAGAAATCCTGCGTGCTGCAACTAAAGCTGCAACAGGTGGATTGGCTGATACAGCAGCAGTAACTGAGGTTTTGGTTAAAACATTGAATGCCTATGGCATGAGCGGAAGCCAGGCATTTAAGGTAACGGACAGCATCTCAAAAGCAGTTGAGCTTGGCAATCAAGAATGGAGTGACTATACATCATTGCTTGGACGCGTTGCTTCAATTTCGGCACTGGCTGGCGTCAATATTGATGAGTTGAATGCTTTTATTGCATCGGCAACCAAAAATGGCGCCACAGCCGAAGTTGCTTTTACCGGACTTGGCGCAGTCCTTAATACCTTGTTGCAACCCACCAAGGAAAGTCAAGAAGCAGCCGCCGCGCTAGGCATTGCATGGAACTATGGCGGACTCCAAGCCAAAGGATTTACAGGTCTAATGGCTGAATTGGCTAAGGCCATGGAAAAAGATAAAGAGACGACCGCACGACTGCTTGGATCTCAAGAGGCAATGCGCGGCGCGTTCGCGGCAAATGCAAAAGGTGGCGCTGATTTCCGCATGGTGCTAGAGCAACTTAGCAGCGCGGCGGGGAAGACTAATTCTGATTTTAATACAATGAAAAATAGCCTTGAAAATACACTCAAGGCTTTAGACACTTCATTCAAAAACTTAAGTGAGGCGCTGGGCAGAGCGTTTGGCCCAACAGTTGTACTTGTCATTCAAGACATCACAAAGGGAGTCAACGGCTTTGCGGATGTAATGAACACGGTTCCGCAGCCCGTGTTAAATGCAACAGGGGAAATCATTAAGATGATTGCCCAGGTTGTGCTGCTCAGAAAAGCAATTGAAGGAATCATCGCCCTACGTGCTGGCTTTATCGGAGTCATGGCTGCGATGGGCGCAACGACGGCGACAACAGGATCCGCCGCGACCACGAGCGCATCTGCCTTTGCTCTTTACACCAGAAACACTCAAACACTCGCCGCCGCCGCTGCTGGCGCAACACCAAAACTAGCTGCGCTACGCGGAGTGCTCGGCAGTATTGCTGCGATTGGTGTCATCACTGTTGCTGTCAATATTATTGTCAATGGCCTACAGGAAACGCTTGCGGCAAACGCAGAATTAGCAAGATTGCGTGGCCGGCGTGCCGCTGGCGGCGCTGCTGCGA